TTACGATATTTCCTCTAATTTATTCATCATGTCTTTAGACATCTGATCTGTAATATGAGTGTATATCTCTAAAGTTGTTTTATAATCACTGTGGCCAACTCTATCTTGTATCGCTTTTAGGTTTATTCCTAATTGCGCAAGTGTAGATATATGTGTATGACGTAATGTGTGCGTTGTCACACGTTTGTTAATTGAACTTATATCTGTTGCTTCTTTAATAATATTATTCACCTTATTTAAGTCAATAGGGCTACCAGCAGTGTTGGTGAATATATAACCTCTATCTATGAATTTAGCATTCCACTGATTTTCTTTTTTATTTTCTAGCATGAGCTTTTTAAGTAAATTAATACTTTGAGTTGTGAGGCCTATTGTTCGATAACTCTTACTCGTCTTAGTCGTTTCTTTAACGCCAAATGCTCCAGTTTCTGCATCAGTAACCCAATTTATTGTTCCGTCAATCTCTAGTGTTTTATTCTCAATATTTATATTGTCTGTCTTGATTGCTAGGAGTTCGCCAATGCGCATTCCATTGTTAATTTGAAATTCTACTAATGCTTTTACCATTTCATAGTTACGTTTACGTGTAGCATGACGCTTATGTTTAATTAGATAGTCGAAGCATTGAAGTAACTCCTTTACTTCGCTATCTTCTAAATAGTTATTACGTTTAGCTTGAAGTTCGTTTCTGGTTTGGGCTTTCTTGGGTATATCTATTTTATCTAACACACTAATATCGTGCAGATCATAATATTTAAACGCATATTTGAAAACGGAACGAATAACAATAACAAGAGATTGAACATGGCCAATACTATGTGATTTAGCCCATTCATTAATGATGTTTTGTAAGTAGGTGTGCGTAATCTTGCTGATGAGTACTTTGCTATCAATAGCATTTTTGACTGTATTAGCATTACTTTTCTTTTCTTTAATAGTGGTTGGTTTTGAGCCTGAATGTGTCTTGTAATGTTCTAACCATTCATCGCACGCATCATGGAACGTTAAGTTTTCAAGTTGTTTCGTACTGTAATGTTTCAAACGTTGTTCAATTATTTTATTTAATTCTAATTGAGCGTCTTTTTGGCTACGTACATTATTCTTGTTACGTGTAACTGATACTGTCTTATACTTGCCAGTTAAAGGGTCTGTATAGCGCTCTAAATAGCGATAGGCCGTACTATTGTTTTTGGTGATTTCACGAACCCACATTTGTCATCCCTCCTTGTCATCTTCGTCGCTTTTTTCTCTGTAGTTTTTTAGATGGCCGTATTTTTTCATTGAGATATTTAATATGTATAAAGTATTAATGATGGCTATTAGCAATATAATGATAAAGACAATAATTACTAAACTTTCGAATTTAAAAGGTAATTTGAACAAAAAAATACCCTAATAATCCTAAATCTTATACTTATCGAATTTCATAACATATCTCCAATGAAAGTTATTTTTTTGAATAAAAAGCTCATTTATTCGTTTTTGTATTTAAAAAATTGGAATTCAGCAACGCTTATGCGAGCAATAATTCAAAGTTTTTATCGAAAAAAACATGTTTATTTTGTGTTTTGGTGTATTTGGTGTTCATATATGAGTGCGCCAAATTTAGTATCACCTTATCCATTTGTTAAATTTCATTATTTTCCCCTTTGTTTACTCTTATTTTATTATTTATCTTTAAGTGATTGGATGTTGTTGTGAATAGCAAACATTTTTAATTGTTTTTTATTTAACATAGATTCTTTTCTGAAATCATTAAAATCTTTTTGTAGCTGTTCAATATCTTCGTTTAAATCTACTTGTTCTTGCGATAATTTAGTAACTAAAAACGAATTAATGATTTCATTTATCATATTTTTATCATATTCATTTAACATTACACCGTTATAAAATTTTTGATTTGCATTATCTTTAAGGTGAAAAGCTATATCATTTATAGGTCTTTCTAAATTAACAGAGTGTTTCTTTTTCTTATCATCCTCATATACAAATATATTCTTTTTTCTATTTCTTTCATCTTTATTTCCAACTTTTTTATGCAAATCTTCATAGAAAGTATTGAAATCTTTGTATAAATTTTCCAGATCTTCACTATTTATTTCGCTATCTTCAGCATTTATAAACTGATTTAAAATATATTTGATTTCATTGTCTACATCTTGTATTGATTTAGATTGATCATTTATTTTTGAGTTTTTAAATCCTAGTAATAATAAAAACAATGTTCTAGTAGTCGGGAATTTCCTTTTATTATTTTCAAGTTTACTAATATAGCCTACTGATACGTTTGATAGTTTAGAAAGTTGATTTACAGATAACTTTAATTGTTTTCTATATTCCTTTAATATATCTCCAAATTTCATAAAATCACCTCTATTTCATTATACAACAATTATAGGGATTAATTCCAAAGAATAAAAGTATTGACTGTGAAATATGATTCGTGGTACATTCTTTTTGTAGGCAATTCCTAAAAATATGAAAGCCTACAAATGGAGGCGATAATATGAAAAATAATTTAAGTATGATTATGGGGCGAAAAAGGATTACAGCTACAAAATTGAGTGAAGATACCGGTGTTTCTAGAACTACAATTCATGAGTTGTATCACGAAAAACAAATTAATCCAAGTTTTAGTACTGTTTCGAAATTGTGTAAATCCCTTGATGTAACTTTGAACGAATTTTTTGGAATCAATGAAAAAGAGGGGGTCAAATAAATGTCTAGAACAAAATTGCAAGACTTTCCATCAAAAGAAAATACAGTTACAGAACCGAAGCAAGTTGTAGTAAATCCGTTGTTTGCGAAACCTAATGCACTAGCTGGTATTTTTGGAATTTCATACAGTTCGGTGAATCGCATTTTAAAAGAATGGGAAAAAGATTCTAAAGGTGTTGATGATTTATATTATTCACTATCATCAACATTGATTGTTATCAGTATTCCGCGATTCGAGGAGTACATGAAGGTGCGTCATAAAAAATGGATGTAGGAGGTAAAGCAATGAAAATATACTTAACTTATATCTGCTTAGTTTCATTGTTAACAATTTTATTACTAGCAATATCTAACATGTATGTCGCTTTTAGTGTATACGGCATAATGGTAACTTATGGATTTAATTTAACAGGAGGATTAGAAAATGAATAATGAACAAAAAGAAGTAATAGAACACTTGGTTTATCAACTTGAGTTAAGTGTCATGAATAATTTGGAAAGTTACGAACACACAGAATATGTTAATGGTATTGAAGTGGTTTCAGAGATCAGTCGTGAAAAGCACTTAGAATTGATAATGAAATGGTGTGCACAAGAATTAAAGAATAATTTTCAATTAGAGAAAGGAGAATAAAAATGAATTGGGAAATTAAAGATTTAATGTGTGACATTGAAGTGATAAAACAAAAAATTAATGATGTAGCTACCAAACATGCTTGGTTTGTTGAAGATAGATTTGTAAAAAATGAATTAGAAACAAAACGGGAACATATTAATTTTTCTGCTAGCTATTTAGAACATCGTATACAAAATGAACATACAGTTGAGTTATTACAGGTTTATTTAAAAGAGTTCGATGAACTTATACAAAAATTTCATGAAATAGAAAAAGCATCATCTGATGTAAGTTTGGCGACAGAATCAGATGACGCAAAGAATTCAATAAAAGTAGCAGAGTAATATAGAAATTACACATTCTTATTATAACATCTTTGCTCTGTTGTTTCATTAAGAGGTGCAAAAAATGAATGAAATTAAATTAGAATATGACACACATGTTTCAGTGGTACATTATGAAAGTTTAGACTCACGTTCATTTAATAGCTTTTCAAAACCTAAATGGAGTAAGTTGGTTAATAAACTGTCTGTACCTATAGAAGCGAATTATAAGTATGCACGTGGTGTTGCTGTGTATGGTGATATTAAAGACGGTGCAAATGATCATGGTGAAATTATCAAAAAGCATCGAAACGATAAAAATGTCATATACAGAGATGTGATTGTACTTGATTATGATGAAATAAATGATTTAAAGCAGTTACATGAAGCAATCAGCTCAGCTTTAAGCAATGTTGCATGGTTTTGGCACACATCGTTCAGCCATACAACTGAACAAGCTAGAATACGCCTGTATATCCCTCTGAATGAGCGAATAAGTGCAAATGATTATCGTAATTATACAAAAGTATTAGCAAATAAAATTGGTCATAAAGTGGATGAAGGTTCATATCAGCCGAGTAGATGTTTTGCACTACCAGTTATTCAAAAAGGACACATATTTATTAAACGAGTGAATGACTGTCCAATTATGGATGTTGATATGCTTGAACAGTGGTTAAAGGAGTATGAGCAATCAAATGCTAGTCCTAATGTCATAGCATACACCCGACGCGATAGTAAGTACTGGCGCGAGTTATGCTTTGGAACAACCGAAGGCAATCGTAACAATGCACTAGCTAGCTTAGTTGGGCATTTATTAAGATGTCACGTTAATGATTATATTGTGTATTCATTCGCTTTATTATGGGGACAATTCGCATGTAAACCACCTATGAAAGAACAAGAAATCAACGCCACTTTTCAATCGATATTAAATAAACACTATAACAATTAGAAAGGGGCTTTGTATGGAAACAGGTAAAAGTGATGTACTTGATAAAATTGAAAAAATTAATAAAAAAGATAGTGCCTTACAAGAAATTATACCAAAAGGTTATGAAATTGAACATCATCAATGCGGTATTGCCTTAAATCAACTTATACCAAGTAAAAAAGAAGGCGAGCCAGATAAAAAGGTTTTTATCACAAGTACAATCCCTCAAATCACTGAACGCTTTGAAGATATTGAGAGTAACGAAGTCAGCTTTAATATGCTTTTCTATGACAATAAAACGCCAGTAAATATAGCTGTGAGTGCCGAAGAAATTTCAGATAGTCGTCAACTCTTGAAATTGGTTAATAAAAAGCTAGATGTAACATCGTCAACATCTACTAAACTTGTTGACTATATTAATATATCTAAACGGTATAATCCACCATTAAATGTTAAAGTTGCAACGCGTTTGGGGCATGTGAAAGGTTATTTTATTTATCCTTATCAAGAAGTGATGAAAGACAGCAATATCAAGTTGTTTAGTAATGATAAAGGATTTCAAAAGTTAATAGACTCTTTTCAAAGCAAAGGAACATTAGAAGGTTACTCTAAAAAAGTGTTCGGTCAAATAAAAGATCTACCAATGGTAATGGTTATGTTATATGCATCTTTAGGTTCGGTTTTATTAAGAGAATTTGGATTACAGCCCTTTATTGTAGAAATATCAGGTAGTACATCTACAGGTAAAACATTCACACTCAACTTAGTATCAAGTGTTTGGGGAACGAGCGACCTTATCACGACATGGAGTTCTACTCAAAATAGTATTGAATCGATGGCATCATTTTTGAACTCATTTCCAATGTTTAAAGATGATACACGTAATACACATCCTAAGTTTGTTACCAGTGCCACATATAACTTTTCTAGTGGTGAAAGTAAATCAAGAAGTAATATTAATTTAACACTAAACGCTAAAAAAGAATGGCGAAATATTTTAATTTCTACTGGTGAATCATCTATCGCAAATATGGCTGATGAAAAAGCGGGTGTATCAGCACGTGTAGTTACACTACAAGATCCACCATATCCAGATAATTTTGATTTTACCACATTAGACAAATCATTTAGGGAGAACTATGGAACGTTAGGGTTGGCATTTATTAAACAATATGAGTCTAAAAAAGACGTGTATAAGAAAGCTTTTGAGAGCTATCAACGGTACTTTAATCAAAAAGGTAGTAATGAAATCATGCAACGTTTAGGACGTGCCTTTGCGTTACTACAAGTTACCGGCGAGGTTTTGAATGATATTGATGGATTTGAACATGATCATTTTAAAATTATTGAACAAGCCTATGACAGCATGGTTAAAAACAATAAGACAATTGATAAACCTAAGCAACTGTTAGAGGAACTATTACAATATTTAGATGCAAATAGAAATAATATCGCTGGTGATGGCTATAGTTCAGTCAAAAATGGTGACATCAAAGCTATATATAAACGTGATTATTTATGTATATTAGGCCAAACTGTACACGATAAATTAGGTCATGAAGTGCAGACTATAACAGGTCAATGGGGCAAAAAAGGATATTTAATTAAAGGTGAAAAAGATCGCTTGCAAAAAAAGGTGAGTCACAAAAACATTAAGTATAGAGGATTTGCTATAAACAAAGAAATGCTTGAAGAATTAGGATTTGATTTCTCGAATTCTCATAATCCTTATTCAGATTATTAAATAGTTCCCAAAGTTCCCGATAAGTTCCCGCGAAAAAACATACAAACGGGAACTATAAGACTACTTTAACCACAAGCAATTAAAGTTAATAGTTCCCGAAGTTCCCAATAAATAATATTATTATTTATTATTTGAAAACGAACAAATGTTGTTAGCTTTATACCATATATGATAGAAAATTTTTAACGGGTACAACGGGAACTAAGTTTATTTAAAGTTTATATATCAATGGTTTGACTAGTTCCCGATAAGTATTTTAAGTCGGGAATTCAACGGGGACTAGTTCCCATTTAAAAATATTGGAGGTAACACATGGATAAAGAGCAACTTAAAAAGTATATATACGATTATGTAAAAGAATATAAGGAGATACCGATATATCAGTTAGAAGATTTGTTTAAAGAAATGACTCACGACTATATAGGGAGAACCAGTGTCACACACGATAAGGATGAGAATATTGTGTTTTGGAGTGGATGGAACAAAATTACAATGTTTGCGCTGATTGAATTAGTTAAAAGTGAACAACTTGATTTAGTGTATAGAGGTAGTTTTGTAATGCGTTATTTGTTGGATGGTAGAGTTCCTAACTTACCATTAGCAATTTGTTATCCAGAAGATGGACAACAAACGGACGTGCCCTCATGGGTGCCTATGGTATTAAGAATAAATAAAGAGGAGAAAATCAAATGAACATAGAAACTATCGTAAACCAATTTGAAACACGAGCAGGCACGTTATTAAGGTACTACACAGGATTATTAGAACATAGTAAAGTGCAACCATGTTGCTTTAAGTTATACAATGATCCGTTTGATATGGCATACGTGATGATGAATGGGAAGTTATTCGGTCATGTATATATTAAAGATTGTAAAGTAAGGCAATCATTTGAATTAGCGTCACCTAAGCACACTGAGGGGCTTATAAGAAGCATAGAGGGGCATTATGTAGGTTATGAATTACATGATGGTAAACAGCTTTCTATTAGTGATATGATGGCCAGTCAATTATTTGAAGATGAGTATTTTATGTATGGATTACAAACATATGCAGAATCAAATAATAGTGATGTGTTTGAGTACCTAGAAAATGGATTTGATACAGATACACTTGAGGGCATTCAATCAAGTAATACTGATGTGATAGCGAATATTGAAATGTTGTATCAGTTAGCTACGGGAATCAATGAACCAGAACCAGAGTTAGTTGAGGGATTGAAGTTGGTAACTGAGTTTATACAAGATGAGAATGCGACGCAAGAGGATTACAAGGCTTTAGAACGTAACTTGAATGATCTAAAAGCGTCTTACTATAGCTTGAGTAAATAATGTTATGAGGGGTCACATGTAGTGTGTGGCTCCTAATAAAATACTACGATTTTATACGAGGTATAGCAGTTTAAAATGGTAAGGTTTTCGGAAGGTGTTGGCTTTTAAAATCGGAAGGTATACAGTCTTTGAGAATTGAAAAAATGGCAAGATTTGTGCAAGGTGTGCGAACTTTGTTAACGCTAATACAAGCTAAAGTTTGTGTTTTTGGCATAGGCCTAAAAGTTAAGTTTGTTCGCTTTTTGTTCGTGTTATTTTACCGAACTTAAGTTCTATATTAGGTTAATGTGAAAAGCCTAACGTTAAGTTTATAACATGATTTTATAAGTGTTATATATGATAAGCTAAACAATTGATAAAACGCGCTATAAAGCGAACGTAAGTTTGTTTTGGACCTGTAAAAATGGTATAATTTAGGTATGAAATAATTAAAAGAAAGAGGTGTAGAAATGCAAAGTATCGCAGAAAAAGAGACGTATCATTTACCCACCGAACACCTGCAAGTTTTCAATGTGATAAAAAATACGTCCAATAAGTATATTACTAAAACTAAAATCTTAAATCAATTGGGATATGAATATAATTCAAGCAATGAACGATGGTTACGAAGAGTAATCAATTCATTAGTATATGATTATGGCTATCCTATCGGATGCAGTTATAAACCTAGTGAACGTGGTTACTACATTATTACGACAGAACAAGAAAAGCAACAAGCGATGAGAAGTATTAAGAAATTAGCTGATGGCAGTATGAAACGCTATGAAGCTTTGAAACGAATTAAAGTGTAAAGGGGATAAAAATGAAAACTGAATCGTACTTTAAAGAATACAACCAATTTGTAATAGATCAACAAAAGGCTATACAAGAATTGGAACAAGAGCGTAATGCATTGGAGAGTAAAATAAAGATAGATAAGTCCACATATAAACAGTTAATCATGGATGGACAAGATGATAAAGCAGATAACCTATATCAAGCAACAGATGCTGATGAAAAGAAACTAAAAGCACTTAATAAACGCTTAGAGACAAAGAAAAGTGTGTCGAAAGAAGTTAAATATCAAAAGACAATTGAATTATTAAAACATCAAAGCGAGTTGTCATCATTATATGAATCAGAAAAGCAATCAGCTTTAGGTAAATTAAAAAAGGTAGTCGATGCATATAATGAGATCATTGATGAAATAGAAGATATTAATGATAGATATGAAGATGAGCATCAGCAATATGCGAGTATTTATAGTCAAGAACAATTATATGATGATAAAGAGGCTAGGGAAGCATTGAATGGCTACTTTAGAGAAAATATATTTACATCATATATTAATGGTAATGATTTGCCATACGAACACAATAACAAGTTGTTTTTAAAACGTTAAAAAGAAAGGGTAATTAAATGGGAACAAAATACGAGTTAAATAATACTAAAAAGGTCGCAAATGCATTTGGTTTAAATGAAGAAGATACAAATCTATTAATAAATGCAGTTGATTTGGATATTAAAAACAATATGCAGGAGATTTCAAGTGAGTTACAACAATCAGAACAGTCTAAGCAAAAGCAATATGGTACAACGCTACAAAATTTAGCTAAGCAAAACAGGATTATTAAATAGCAATGATTGCCTATCCAATTCGGGTAGGCTCTGTTTATAGGGGTGAACAAATGAAACTGCTTAAAACGAAGAATTGTTTATATTATCGTAATGGCGACAATAAACTATCTGAGTATCAACTATTAACGCAATTTAACCCAACTTTTATTAATAAAAAAATTAGGATGTGTGAATTCCAAATTGAAAGTATGTACCATATGAGTGCGTCGACCACAACATGTGATGAAATAATGGGAGTCGTGTCTGTCTCATATCCAATTGAAAAACTAGTTATCAAAATTATTGAAACAAAGGCAAGATTACAAAACTATAAAAAACGATCTATAAGTAATATGGTGTTGTTGAAAACGGTACTAAATCATTATACAGAAAAAGAGCAGAAGCAAGTTGTAAAATATATGCGTTCAAATGGACGATATAAGGCCTACAACGTCATTGAACGCTTACAGGTTGATTTGTATCAAGCAAGTATTAAACAACGTTCAGAACGTCAAAAACAAAGAAATATAGCAATTGAAAATAGCAAGATTGCACGAGTAAATGCTTATCATCAATCTTCATATGTAAAAGTGGTGTAACAATGGATAAACAGCAAATAAAAGACTTCGTTTGTGATTATCATGAGCGAACTAGAAGTGATGTATTAATAGATGATGATATAAATACTGATGAATTCTTTTCAATAGGTGATGAAAATTCCAATGAATGGATGGCAGACGATAACATTGATGATCATATTGTAAAGAATCACTTAGAAATGATTGTTGACCGAGTAGCTAATGATAAAGAGTTTTATATTTTCGATTCTTTAATACAAGGACGTAGTTTTAAAGATATTAGCAATGTCTTAGAGTGTTCAGAACAATCTGTAAGATTATGGTATGAAACCTTATTAGATAAAATTGTGGAGGTGATAGAATGAGTGAGTTAACGGCAAAACAAGCGCGTTTTGTGAATGAGTATATAAGAACACTTAATGTAACACAAAGTGCCATAAAAGCAGGCTATAGCGCAAATAGCGCACATGTGACAGGGTGTAGGTTATTGAAGAAGCCACACATCAAGCAATATATACAAGAACAAAAAGATAAGATTATAGATGAGAATGTATTAACCGCAAAAGAGTTACTACATGTGCTTACGAATGCGGCAGTCGGTGATGAAACAGAAACGAAAGAAGTTGTAGTAAAGCGTGGAGAATATAAAGAGAATCCACAAAGTGGCAAAGTACAATTAGTCTATAATGAACATGTTGAACTGATAGAGGTACCAATAAAACCTAGTGATCGTTTAAAAGCTCGTGATATGTTGGGGAAATACCATAAGTTATTTACAGATAAGCATGATATTAACGGGAATGTCCCTATATTCATTAATATTGGTGAATGGGACGGAGACGATGAGGAATTAGATAAGGCAGTGAAAGATGTATCTAACGCTAATCCTAATCATACTGTGATTGTGGATGATATTCCGTTAGAGGATTAATGAGGAATATTTACAGATAAACTAGATGTGAGTCTTGTGACACCAGAAATTGTTGATGATATAGGTGGGTTTGAGGAGTAATGTAAATAGACGCCAAGCCTATGCGATTTAGCGTTTATTAGACTTTATGATAGTGATTAAAAGTAAAAGGCTTTATAATCTGCTTGTATAGTTGTATAATTAAACCCAATTGTTTTTCATAAGGAGTATTACTATGTGCACAACAATAGATATAAGGGGTTATCATGGTACAGATAGAAGTTGCTATGATAATTTAGAAATAAATAAGGAATTCCCTGTTAATAAATTACCATCTGATTTAGGTAATGGTCTTTATCTATTTATAGACAGAAAAAATAAGGTTGGAGAAGCAATTAAAAATGCTAAAAATTATTTAGATAGATGGAAACCAAAATATGAGAAAAAAATCATTGCACAAATAGATATAAAAGTAAAAGAGAATAGATTGATGGATTTAGATGATCATGATAATCAATATGAATTTAATTCATTCGTTGAAGAAAATGAAGAAACAATATACAATGAATTAGATAAGTTGATTAATAATAATACAAAAAGTCGAGGTAATATAGACGGCTTAATAATTGAGATTATGATTAGAGAGTATAATCTTGAAATTGATGCTATCCAAAAAGAAACTTATACTCAATTTGATAAAAGCAAAAAAAGAAAAAGATCTAACATACCTAACGGTAAAGAACTTTGTATAAGACAGAATGATATTATTAAGAATAAGTGTATTTATAATGAAAATGTGGTAACTTAATATAAGTAGAGGTGATATAAATGGGTTTGAAATTAAAAGAGTATATAAATGATAGTAATAGGAAATTGGATAAAGAAACAGTTAGAAAGCACTTAGTAGATATACTAAATTACACTGTTGAAGAAAATAGTTTTCTAGATCAAATGACAGTTGGTAAAAGACTATATTCAAATCAATATAAAAACTCGCCCTCTGTATCATTAACTGTAAATCATAAAATTAAAATAAATGAAGTGACGAGTGATTTTAGCTATAAATTTTCTGATAATGAAACTCAAACTTTTAATCTTTCAAATGAGTTAGGAGTAGTAGCGTAATGGCTAGTATAGGTTTCAAAACTTACAACTTTAATCATATTAGTTATAGTAAAAATAAAGAATTAGATATTGAAAATGTTGATACTTTTGAAGTGAATAGTGATTTTTCTGCAAAAGTAGCCTTTGAAAATGAAGAAGCTTACATTATAATGGACTGCCAAATAGGTAATAATAAACCCAATTGTCCGTTTATTATAAATATGCAATTAACAGGAGTCTTTGATATCGAATATGAAAACGATGTTGAAGATAAAAATAGTTTAAAAATATTACTCACACAAAATGCTATTGCAATTTTATATCCTTATATTCGTAGTTTAGTATCTGATCTCACATCGAAAGCAAATATGTTTGATACTTTTATAATGCCTGTTGTTAATGTTGCTAAGATGATGGAGGAAAATAATAGAATTGAAATTGTTGGCTTGGATAAAAAATAGTGATTTTTAGAAAAATAATAATTATGAAAACTAAATGATTAATGAATACTAAGCTAACTTAAAAACGCCACTTATTTGTGGCGTTTTTTGTGTATAAAACGGAGTTCTATATTATATTGGTTTATATCTCATGTTTTGGGAACATAATTTAATCTAGAAGAAAAATATGATGGTAAAAATAATCAATGATAGGATTAATGTATGATATTCAGTAGTTTTAAGCAAAGAATCTAAACAAATTGGATTAGGCTATTTTGTAGTTTCTATTTATAATGTTAAAATTTTACTAAAAAGGTGGGGGATAAATGAATAATATTGGAATAATAATAACTATAATAGGGACTATTTTAACTGTGTTTAATACTATTTCTGCAATTAGGTGGAGAAGAAGGAATTATAATTATCGCAAACAAATAGATTATTATAAAAATGAACTCGAAGAAGCAAATCAGAAATATATCAAAAATTTAAACAATAAAAAAGAACTGACAGAATTTATTAATAATTTTGTTAAATTAAGTTATTCTACAATAATGTCGTGTATCAGTTTTTTATATACACTAGATTTTATTACTAAAAGTCTTACCAAAAACAACGAATATATAAGTCAGGAAAAACTAGAAAAATTATTACAAAGACATTTTAATATAAAGAAAGATATTAATATTTTAAAAACTGATACAACACAATTGTATTTACATTCATCTGACAAAAATGAAATTGCATTAGTAGGTGGTACTTTTAATGAAATTTACTTTTTAAATGAGTTTATTGAAGTTCAATTAATGAAACATTATAAAAAAGAAAAAATAAATAATAGAAAGATGAGTAAAGATATACAAAGAGCACTATTATCTAGTGAAGATGTTTTGAAAATAATGAATAAATTAGATTCTATGTTAGTTAATAAAATAAACATACTATACTCAGATAATGAAGGTGATGGAACAATGACATTTGTTACTGGCACAGAATATTTTAAATGGTATTTTCCTGAATATCCAGACAAAATAAAAACCTTGAAAATAGAAGATGTAAAAAAACATACGTTTACAGATAAATAA